ACGGTAAGAGTTTGCAGTTCATCTATACTGGACGCACAAGTGCGGAATACCACACCCCTGGCAACAGTATATTAGGAAACTCTGACAAAACTCCTCCAATAGCGGAGAAGACAATTACAGTTGATGATCTACTCATCAGTTCTGCATTTGTTTATGAGTTAGATGAGACACTAGCACACTATGAAATGAGAGGAGAGATCTCCAAGAAGATTGGATATGCTCTTGCTCAAAAGTATGATAGACTTATCTTCAGAGCTATTGCTAAAGGTGCTAGACAAGCTAGCCCAGTATCACTTAGTGGTTTCGTAGAACCAGGTGGTACACAAATTCAAGTTGGTGCAGGTTCTGACGCTGACGATGCTCTTGATGACGGTCATCTCGTAACAGCATTTTATGATGCAGCAGCAGCACTAGACGAAAAGGGTGTATCTGATGACGGAAGAGTCGCAGTACTAAACCCACGTCAGTACTATTCACTTATAAAAGGTGCTGGTTCTAACGGGCTAATTAACAGAGACGTACAAGGTACATCTTTACAAAGCGGAAATGGTGTAATTGAGATTGCAGGTATTAAAATCTACAAGTCAATGAACGCTCCATTCTTCTCTAAGTATGGTACTAAGTATGCACCTTCAAGTGGTGCTTCAGCTGCAACTGACCTTGCTACACCCGATCCTCTAAATACAGGTACATTCGTATCTGAGCCAATCGAAACAGCAACAACAGTTACAGGTAACAACTATGGCCCACGCCAAAACTACGGTGCTGCCTCTAACTTTGCAAATACATGTGGATTAATCTTCCAGCGTGAAGCTGCAGGTGTAGTCGAAACAATCGGCCCACAGGTACAGGTAACTTCTGGCGATGTGTCAGTTGTATATCAAGGTGATGTCATCCTAGGAAGACTCGCTATGGGAGCAGATTATGTAAACCCAGCTGCATGTGTAGAATTGTTCGCAGGAACATCTACAAAGCCAACAGCTTTCTCATAATTATTTATTTATACGGGGACTTCGTGTCCCCTTTTTTTTTATGTCAGCAATAACTTACGGAGTGTCTACCGAACTAGATGCTGTAAACTCAATCCTGATGAGCGTTGGAGAATCCCCAGTTAACACTTTAGAGGTTCAAAGCCCTGAAGTGGCTATAGCACAGAAGACTCTAAGGCAAGTCTGCCGTGAGGTTCAAGCTGAGGGATGGTCATATAACACAGAGAATGAGTACCCTATCAATCTTGATGGGAACAACCAATGCATTATACCTAATAACATCTTACAGATAGATCTAAATATATATCAACATGGTAAAGATTTTGATGTAGTAAAGCGTACTGATAATGGTATAATGAAAGTCTATGATAAAAAAGGTCATACTTTTACCTTTACAAATTGCGAGAAATTATATTTTGATATTATATGGATGATAGATTTTCAAGATATACCACAACCATTTAAAGACTATATAACCTGTAGAGCCTCTAGAATCGCCTCTAACCGTATGGTAAACAATACTGAGTCTGCTAAGTTAATTGAAGCGGATGAAGCGGCTTTAAGAGCTTTAGCATTGCAGTATGAAACTAGGCAAGGTGATTATAATATTTTTAGTGATTTTCAATATCAGCATGATGCTAACTCTACCTACCGTCCATTTAAAGTATTAAGAAGAATGTAATGGCAGCAATCAATCAACGTATACCAAATTTTTTAGGGGGTGTATCTCAACAACCAGATAAAATAAAATTCCCAGGACAGTTAAGGTCGTGCCATAATGCTGTTCCAGACATAACATTTGGTCTTAAAAAACGTCCCCCTGGAGAATTTGTGGGAACATTAACTAATGCTACTTCAACAGGTCATTGGTATGAAATATTAAGAGATGGAGATGAAAAATATTTAGTACAAATCACACCTGCTAACAGTGGTAGCATGCCTATTAGAGTATGGGATTTGTCAAATGGTAATCAACAGACGGTACTTCCTAGTGCTGGATCTAATGTGTATAGTTATCTAGCTAACGCTACAGAGGCTTACGGCTTAACTACTATTCAAGACTATACTCTTATAGCTAATCCACAGAAAACTGTAGCTGAAGGTACTAGTCTACTAGCTACAGCTTTAGACGGTGGTAATTATTCTTTTGTAAGGTTAGATACGATTGCTTATAATACTGAATATGTTTTATATGATACTACTAATAATACTGTAGGAAACCCACCTACACCTAACACCTATTATAGAGTCACTTCTTTAAAGGTAGATTTTCTTGGGCCACCAGCTACAGGTACTAATGCAATAAACCTTGCTGGTTCAACATGGGGAAACCCAGATGCAGGTACAAGATATGCTGCCTCTGCACCTTTTTCATTTTCTGGTGGTGATAATGTTCAACTTACTGGAAATTTATATACTGACCATTTAAATAATGCTTTAGGTGCTAGTAATGTTCTGGTTAATGGAGAGAATATTACTGAAAATATTGAGGGCAATTTACAAGTAAACGGTGTTGCCTATATTGCAAGTAACACAGCAAATTTTAATAATAATACAGGAGCAAGTGCTGACTTTTTAGGATATACTCAAGACTACGACAACCGTTACACAGCTACAATTACACTTAAAAACGGTGGTTTAATTAGATCAACTAGTAAAACAACTGCAGAAAGTTTATATGTAACAGTAATTACAAGTAAGGGTACTCCTAATGAACAGAAGTATCGTATTTCAGTAGAAGCTGTAGAAGAGGTGCAAACATATCGAGATGTAACTGGAATAGGATATTTTAAAACTCCTAAGAATCCTGATCAAGGTGTTTTATCTATGTCAACTATTTTAAAAGGATTAAGGGATTCTGTTAACAATTCAAGTAATGGATTGGCTAATGTCAATGCTGAAACTGTAGGTAGTGGTTTATATCTTAATGGTACATCGGCAAAAAATGTGAACTTTCTAGGCGGTAGTGTAAACGAAAACATGAGTGTTATATCTACAACCGCACAGGATGTTAGTAGGTTGCCAAATATGAATAAGCATGGCTATACAGTTCAAGTATCTAATACTGCTGAACTAGATACTGATGATTATTATTTAAAGTTTGTAGCTGACAATGGTGTAAGTGGTTCTGGAAGTTATGAAGAATGTTTAAGACCTCATAATTTTAACGGTACGGCTGCAGATCAAACAATAAAGTTAGGCTTAGATGCTAGCACAATGCCACACGCTTTAATAAATAATCGAAACGGTACATTTACTTTTACTAAATTAGATTTTGCTAGTAGAGGTAGCACTGAAAATTACTGGAAAGACAGAGATGTAGGTGATAATACATCAAACCCTATGCCATCAATAGTTGGTAAACAAATAAGTAACTTGTTTTTTCATAGAAACAGATTAGGTTTAATTGCTGATGAACAGATAGTAATGAGTCGGCCAGGGTCATATTTTAATTTATTTATTGTTTCAGCTATAGCAGCTAGTGACGATAACCCAATAGATATAAGTGTATCAGATGTAAAACCAGCATTTATAAATCATACATTACCTATAAATAAAGGGGTAATGATGTTTAGTGATAATGCTCAGTTTTTATTATTTACAGAATCTGATATATTCAGTCCTAAAACTGTTAGGTTAAAAAAAATATCTAGTTATGAATGTGACTCAACTATACAGCCTGTAGATCTTGGTACATCCGTGTTATTTACATCTAGTGTATCTGCGTATGCTAGAGCATTTGAAGCTGTTGTTATAGACGATGATGCCCCTGCTCAAATTATAGAACAGACTAGGGTTGTACCAGAGTTTCTACCAAAAGATATAACTATGTCATCTAACTCAGCATCTATAGGTATTACTACATATGCTAAAAAAGGTGATAGTTTTTGTTATCATTATAAGTATTATAACGCTGATAATAAAAGAGAACAATCTGCATGGTATACTTGGAATACTCCTTTTGGAACGTATCAACATATGTTTTATACAGGTGGTAATTTTTTTGCAGTTGTATATCACAATGGTAGTTATAAACTATGTAGACATGAGTATGTAACTGATACAACTTCTGATAGAAGTTATACAATAACTGATGGGTCTACTAGTTCACTAGGTGATCAGATTAGTACAGATAGGTCGTTTGAAGCTCATTTAGAACATATGACTATACCTAGTTCTATAGCTGGTTATAGTCAGAGTACTACTGAACCTGCTAGATCAGTAGTTACCGTACCATATACTGTGGGCAGCAGCCCAGTAGGTTTCTACATGGTTGGTTTGTCTGGTACTGATGCTTTTGGAGAATCTATTGCAGGTGTTCATAAAGCTGCAGATTCATCATCAGGAAATACTGCTACATTTGAAAATATAGTTTTACATAGTTCAAATTCAAAAATTGCTGTAGGTTATTTATATATTACTCAAATTGAATTACCTACATACTATGTAAATTTAGGTCAAAATGCTTACGATACAAATGGTGACTTACGTATATCTGGTATTAACTTTGAAATAGGAGAAGGTGGGCATATGTTATTTACATTAAAAAATAGACTTACATATGTTGATTCTGCTGGTAATGTAGTCAAAGATATTGAAGATTATGTACAAGAGGAAACAGGCATAATAACTGATTATAGTAAAGCAAATACACACGCCTCACAATTAACTAAAAGTGTACGAGTACCAATACAACGTAAAAACGACAAATATATTCTTGATATATATATGAATAGACCTTTTTCCACCGCCTTAATCTCAGCAAGCTGGGACGGCATTTACAACACCAAACGACATGTACGAAGGTAAGTATATTCAGCCTTGCACTCCAGAGTTAGCTTTGGAGGTAGGGCTGAACTTACGCTATGAAGATAGACGTGAAACTGAAGAAACCTCTGGATTATGTGCAGAGGCTGCTATTATTGAATCTTTTTATAATTCTACCTATTCTGTATTTTTTAAGGTTCCCAACGGCAAGGCTGCTGGAGTGGCGGGAGTGGCTCCAAACAATTTAATATGGATGTTATGTACTGATGCTAGTACAGAGTATCCACATACATTTGTGAAAGAATCAAAACGCTGGGTAAATAGTTTACTCAACCCTTACTTATATAATCAAGCAGATATGAGAAATGAATCACATATTAAACTACTTAAACTTCTAGGTTTTACTTTTATTAATTACCATGTCTACAACAATGTCCCTCTTATAACATTCATTAAACCATGTGTACAATAATGGCGATGAGTATCGGTATGGGTGCTGCTCAAGCTGTAACTGGCATACAGGAACAGAACAGGGCTCACCGTGCTCAGGTCGATGCCGTTAATCGTAGCAATGCGATGGCACGGCAAAAGTATCTAAACGATATTACAATATCTGCTTTTAACGATCAGCGTAAAGGCGAGGTATTTACAACACAATTACAGGCTGATGCTGCAGCTAGAACTGCATATTACCAACAGAAAAATATTAATGCACTTGAACATAGTAGAGCCTCTGAAGCTGCTCAAGCAGAGCTAAGAGAAAAAGTTACAAAAACTATGTTTGAAAGTCAAACTAATTTAGCTAAATCTATTCAAGCTCAAGGTACAGTTCTTGCAAGCGGAGCACAAGCTGGTCAATCGACTATGCTGACTGTTGATGATTTAGAGAGACAATTTGGGTTCCAACAAGCCCAGCTTGATGCTACTATATTTGATGCAACTAGAGCTTACGGTATTAAACAGTTTGGTCTTGATTTAGATCATTATGCTGCTGATACTACAGCTTACAACAATATATCCACATCTGCATATGTAGCTCCCGCAGCTTCATTTAAAACAATACAACCAATTAAACAAAACCCTCCTTCCAAACCTTCTGCTCTTGGCCCAATACTTGGCGGTATAAGTACTGCATTTAGTACAGGAACATCTCTTGGAGGAGAGTCATACTGGCAATCTAAATTTCCTACAAAATAACTAAGGTTATGACATACTCAGGTAGTACAAGCAACACTTCTTACAGCAAAAGAACTTACAACAAAAAAGATAACGAGGATCTTGCAAAATTAGCTAAGGCTATGGATACTCAGCGTAAGGAAACTGTTAATGAATTTAAATCTAAAGCAAACGATCAGATTTCTGAAATGGATAGAGGCGATTCTATCCAAACTAATAATGATACATATGAAATACAGAACTTAGCAAAGTTTAGTGATACCTTAAATGAGTTCTTAAAAACTTCTGTTGAGACTGTTGGTAAAGCATATATTGACAATAAACGTAGAGATGGTATTGAAAAACAAAGAAAGTACCAAGCGGGGGATGAAGCCGTTAGAGAAGAAATAGATGGCAACAAAGCACAGTTAGAAGAGATAAATAATAAAGTTAATGAAATGTCTAAGAAAGTAGGAGAATCTACGGATGCTTTTCTTTCTAGACAAAATGCAGAAAAAATTTCATTACAAGACAAACTCAGAGCATTAAATGTAAGAAAATTAGGTTCTAATGTTAGGTGGGGTTTTGTAAGAGCAACTTTCCAGGAATCTGCAGCTGGCTATAAATCTTCTCTAATCGACTCTCTTTCCAACGATGAAAGTCCATTTACAACTAAAGATGGTACTGTTATAAAAATAAATGATTACCATTCATTAGTTAATACAGATCATAAAAAAGAAATAGAAGATTATTTAGAAGATAAATACATTGCAGAAAATAACCCTTATGGAGCTGCAAATGTTGTAAGAGATAATTATCTTACTGCAGCTGTTGTTAAAGCTACTGATGAGTATAGAGCTTCAGAATATATAAAAGAAAGAGCAAGACAAGGTGAGTTAGAACAAACATCTAGAACTGACCAATTAATATCTACAGCTCAAGTATTTGATGATGATATTGTAAGTACTGTAGAAGTTTTACCAGAAGGAGCAAAGTATAATATATCACAAATAACTTTAGCAGATAATATACAAAACTTTTTAACTTATGGATCTGGTAGTGAAAGTCTAAAAAATTCAAATGTTAGTCCTTTTAAGGCAAATAAAACACAAACTATTAAATCAATAAAAGCTGCTATTGAAAGTGTTGATCCTGAGACTGCAGCTGAAATAGTAGAATTTTTAAAAGAATACAATGAATTTAATATGGTTGGTAGAGATGCTACCATAGAATCACATTTTGCAGGTGATTTAGATTTAGATAAAATTTTAGCAGACCATGTTAATGCTAGTGCTGACCAACAAACTAAATTAGAAAAAGGGGCATTAAAAGCATACATAGCAGAAAAAAAAGCATTTCAAGAAGGTTACTACAGGGGCGATACATTAGATCAATATAAAGATAATGTACGCAAAATGCGAGATAACGAGAATTATAGACGATATTTAAAAGATGATAAACTTGAAGAACTAAATTCTTTAGATCAATGGCAACCTAATACATGGAATATAGCAGATTCAAGACAACAAGCTACAGAAATCCAATCTACAGTTGGTTATTTAACTGATGATGATATTTATACATTTCATAAAACTGTTAGAGACGACATTTTTGCTAAGATAGAAGCTAAAGATCCAAGCATTAAATACAAACCAAAACCTATATGGAATGAGGTTGGTAAGAGTAATTGGGGTAAAATGCTTGAGACAGCGATGTCTCCAATTACACAAGACATTGATAAAGTATTAGATGGTTCTAGCAAAGATTTAACTGCTGGAGCTGCTCAAGATGCAGCTGTAG